AAAAAGCTGTTGCCCCAGCCGACATCCGAGTTGCGCTCATAGCGAACGTCGATGGGATCGAGACCGGGCAGCACGGTGTCTAGATGCAGCAGCGACTCTTCGTGACTATAGGAGCCATCAATGCGAACGGTGACCAGCTGCGGCACCACGGTTTCGGCGCAGACATATTCATCGTCGTTGACGAAGTCGCCCTGCATGAAGGCCGGGCCCGCCAGTCCGGGGATCGCCACCCGCTCATAATCCACCGAGACCACATTGTTGATGACCTTGGTGAAGGTGTAGATTTGCAGCGGGATGTCCTTGCCCTTGATGCGCAGGAACGCCTTGCGGCCATGCAGCGCCGGACCGTCATCCAAACCAACGAAGTCGTTGACACCGCCGTGGTCTGAATACAGCACATCGACACCATCCCAGCCGACACCCTCATAGAAGGTGATCCGCAGTTCCGGCATCATGTGAATCCAGAAGTCGTAATTCTCCTTGCTCAGCGACGGCGAAGCATAGAAAGACTGCGGCGGGCGCAGCGCTTGCACAACGTCGTAACCGCCAGTGAAATCGCGACCAGAAAAATCCAGCGCCATTTCAATACCATCGAGCGTACCACGCAGGGCTTTGTACTCGAATTGCCTCGCCGTCCATTCACGCTGCGTACTCTCAGACCATCCTTCCTCCCACAACAGCGCGCCTTGCGCGTAGGCCAGATAGGGCAGGTTGTTGTAAGAAATCTTGTAGGGGTCCCACTGGTCGATGATGATCTCGGCATAGGTGCCGATCAGTCGCTCACCATCAACGTCAGCCATCGCCTTCTCAAGGCCGGACGCCGCGCGATAAAGTAGCTTGGCACCGGGCGCCTTGATGATGCCTTCGGTGACGATGTCGTTCATAGCATGCGACCCGCGAGGGTCACGGTGATGCTGTTAACCCGCACGATCCAGTCGAGCGGCACGAAGATATCTTCTGTAGGCTCGACCACCTCGATGTGGTGCACGCCGGAGAGCGCGCAGGCTGCGTTGATCGCCATCAGCGAATGATCGTGCCCGAGCCAGTACTGGTTCTCGGCCAGCTTGGTCAGGTTCTCCTTGATCTGGATCAGCGCCGGTTCAGGCATCGTGCCGGGATAGAGCCACAGCGCAACATTGTAGTTGATGTCCCTGATCTTGGGCGGGTTGACCGAAATCACGTCGGTCAGTCCCATGCGGGCTTCGGACTGGATGTAGGCGCGTATCCGCACCAGCTGCTCATCGCTCGGCGATGGAGAGTTGGGCGGCTGCAGCAGGCAGGTGATCAGGATCGTCGGATAGTAATCATGCTGCACCGAGCGGATCGCGGTGACATCGCGCAATTCCGGCAGCGCGGTCAGCGCCCAGTATTCATAAGCCTCGGCGGTGCCGTGGGGTGACAGCGTGTTGGGCGAGAGCCATATCCGCCGACGGTAGCGGTCATCGCTTTCGCCCTCCAGTCGCGGCACGCCACCGGGATAACGTGACGCGATGGCATCGAGATCGGTGCCGATGGCATAGGCCAAGGTGACCGATCTTGCCGCCTGATTGACGCGGTCACGCAGCAACAATTCGAAATAGCTGCAGACCTCTTGGTTGATCTTGATCGGATCAAATTCAAGGTTCTCGACATCGTACTGCGCCGCCGATGGCGGATCGTAGCTGGCCCATAGCTGCTTGAGTCGCGCCATCCGCGCCTCCAGCGTGGTCTCAACGTCGAGCTTCTCCAGCACGATCATCGGCTGCAGGTTGGCTGGCACGAGGATCGAGATGCGCTCGCTCAGCCGGTCAGCCAGAGACTGTCCGCCGACGCTGCCCGAGAGATCGCTGGTGTCGCTCATAAAATGCTCCCCGGAGGAATGGCTGGTGTGACGCCCTGACCGAACGCAGGCGCGCCCGCGACCAGACCCGGCTGCCGCTCCCAGATGTTGAAACCTCGTGAAACCAGACCGACTGCTCGCCGCACCTCGGGCGAAGAATTGCCGAGGTGACCGCGCGGCCGGTAGACGCCGTCCATCCCGGTGGTGAGATGGCCGCTGCCTCGCAATTCTTCCGGCGAGGTCATGATCGAGCCGTCATTGCGCTTGGCCACCCGCACCCGCTGGATGCGATAGTTTGGCTCCCACAAATCAAGGCCGGTAGCTATCGCCCAGTAAAACCGAGCGATGGTGTTCTGCGTGGCGTTCTCGCCGATCAGATGCGGCACGAACGAGCCGCACCACCTGCGCAGCACGCGCTCGTGGTAGCGCGTCGAGAAGATCAGCAGCATGCTTTGGATGACGTGATCCCACCCCGTCAGAACCTTGCCGGTGTATCGGTCCATTCCGATACGCACCGGCGACAGGACGATGCGGCCGTTTTTCAAATCCGGCCACATGTCCAGTGTTGGGTCGTAGAGGTTGGTGTCCATGCTACTGAACGGGCGCTACGACGGGTTTCTCCGCAGGTACGGTCTCGCCGGGCTTCTTGGCGTCCTTCGGCTGCCCGGTCCTGATGTCGCGCTCGTTCTTGGCCTTGGTCTGCGGGTCCTTGCTGCCGTGTTTGCTCTTGGCAGCCATAGCCTTCTTCCTGCGCATCGCCGCCATGGAGCCCGCAAACTGCGGCTCGCCTGACTGCATCTGCTTCGAGTATCGCGGCAACCGCCCCGGCTCTTCGTCCTCGCTGCGCCCGCGCGTGATTTGCTTGAGCAGCGCCTTGCTGGATTCGCCGAGCTTCGAGATCGGATCAGTGCCGAGCAGGCCCTGATCAATCCAGTACTGGACCTGCATCGGCGAGGCGAGAATGTACTTTCCGTTATCGTTGTCTTCGTCCTCGCGAACCCGCAGGCGGCCGAGTTCGTCTCCGACATTCACCGCCGGGTCATAGACATAGAATTTCGTCAGCACGAGGTGCTTTTGCCTTGCCATATCGTCTCTCCTGTTGGGGTTTACTTGTCGTCGTTCTTGAGCGGGTCCGCGCCAAGCTCGGGCGGCTGGCTGAAAATGATCTTGCCCTTCTTGACAACAACGAAGTCGGAGCCAGCGCGCAGCTTGGCGCCTTCCTTGTTCGCAGCCAGTCGAACATCCTTGCCGACGCGCAGCGTGTGCCCGCCGTCCTTATTCATCCGGGCCTTGATGGTGGCCTTGTCGCCGCCGGTGTGGCCCTTGCTGTCCTTCTTCTGGCCACCGCCACCGCCTTGGCCGCCACCGCCTTGCTTCTTGCTATCGTCCTCCTGCAGCCAGTTGTCGTAGCCTTCCTTGGTCTGCTTGCCGCGATAGTCTTCGAGTTGATAGCTCTCCTCGCCCTCTGAGGACTCGTTGGCGTGCTCGGGGCGGGGGAAGTCCTTGTTGGGTGCGTAAGGCGAGATCATGCCCTGACCGACATCGCCATTCGGCGCGATCAGGCTGAGCGTCTGGCCCTTCTTGTAGTAGCGCGCCTCGGTGGCGCCGCCGCGATGGTTGTTGGTGTTGAGCCACGGCGACAGGATTTCTTCGCCGTCCTCGTCCTTGCCGAGCACCATGCGCATCTTGTTGCCCTTGACCTCCTTGACCGTGCCCGTCTGAAAGGTCTCGGCCATCTGGCGCCGGAGATCGGCAATCTGTCCAATCACTAGGTCATAGTCGTCACTCATGCGGGAGCCCTCGGGGGACGGTGCACATCGTGCACCGCCCCGCCTGTTGCAGTTGTTGTCGGGTTTTAGAGAGGTTTACTTACGACGCTTGGAAGGCGTCGGGACCGGGCGGCCTTCGCCATCCGTCCCCGGAATCACCACGGCGATGGTTTGCCAGCCGTTATCGGGAGTCCAGATCGCCTTGAACTTGATCGTGCCGGAGATACCCCAACTCGGAGGCACCTCACCATCCGGCGGCAGCACAATCGGGTGTGACGGGAAGGGCGGCAGACCCTGATCGGGCTTCGGCTGTTCACCCGGCAGTCCCTGATCAGGATGCGGCTGCGAACCGGGCAGACCTTGATCCGGTCGCGGTTGATCGCCGGGCAGGGTGTTGTCGATGTAGACCGGCAGCCATCCGCCAGTGCCCGGAGGGAGCACGATAGGATGACTTGGGAAGGCGGGCAGTCCTTGGTCCGGCCTCGGCTGCGAACCGGGCAGGCCCTGATCCGGACGCGGCTGTGAACCCGGCAAGCCCTGATCGGGACGCGGTTGCTCACCCGGTAGACCTTGATCGGGATACGGCCCGTCAATCGGGATGCCGTAATCGGGATCGACCGGGGCGCCCGGAGGCAACGGCCAATAGATCGGATGCTCGGGATGCGGAAGATCGCCGGGCAGGGTCTGGTCCGGACGGCCACCTTGACCACCCGGCAGCGTGTTATCAGGACGCGCGCCGCCTTCACTGCCTGCGCCCGGCAACGTGTTGTCCGGACGGGCATCCGATTGCATCGGAATGATGAGCGCTAGAAATCCTTTTTCAGCCATCTTGATTCTCCTTTGGGGTTTACTTGAGTAGCTCTAAACGAACCTTGCTGGCCGTGCGGTTGATGACATCCTGCGCCAGCTGTCGCAGGGTCAAGTCTTCCTCCATTGGGGAGGTCTTGGTCTGGCTACGTGCCTTTGATGACGTTCCTGTGGTCGATGTCATCGTCACCGGCAGGCGCTTGCCCTTCTGCACATAGGGCAGGATCACGCACCGGCAATGCGGGTGCCTCGGAATATGCTCGTTGGCTATCTCCACCGGCATCGGTCCCGCCGCTTCCAGTTCCTGACAATCCATGCAAACCAGATCGTCCTTCTGCGTCACCACGATCACCAATTGACCGGGTCGTCTTTTTCCGAAGTCGCGATCTTCCCGCTTGGCCTCCAGCTGTTGTCCCTTCGGCGGGTCGAGCAAATCCTTTTTCACCGTCACGTCGTAGTGCAGCTTGCTGCGGTTGGCCCGGCTTACCTTCATCATGCCGCGCACTTCCTCCAGCGACAGTCCGGTCTTCTTGGTCAGGTCGCTCGCCACCAGCGACACGAGGTTGTCGCCGATCTCGTTGAGACCGACCGCCAGCTGGGTGTTGTTCTTGCCACCCGCTTTCTCGATCTGCTTGGTGAACTCAACGAGGCTTCTGGTGTCGATCCCGATCTTGAGTGGCATCAGTCATCCATCTCGACCTTGTCTTTTTTCTCTTTCGGCTTGGCTTCCAGCACGTTGGTGCGGATGGTGCGCAGGTCGATCAGCCCGGCTAGTTCGTCCTGCTCCATCTGGATATCGTCGTAGCCGATCTCGCGCAGGATCGGCGCCTCGCCTCTCTTGTCAGTCAGGTCGTCGCCGTGCATCGACACCGTCGCCGGGATCGAGGCCGGGAGCGGCGCCAGCCCGATAGCCTGCAAGCCCTGTCGGCGCACACCGAGTAGAGCCTGCACACGCTCCCACTCAGGGGCTTCCTCGCGGTTGACCAGTGCTTGGCAAATCTCACCGGCGTGCTCCATGCCAGCCTCCGGGTTATCCTTGGACACCTGAATGAACCTCTCTATCGGGTGGTCGTGCGGCACCGCCACGCCGGGCGGCAGGTCCGACACCGTATCGCAGACAAACGACAGCTGCCGTGCCGCCCAGCGCTGGCCGCGTTCAGCCGAGGCGCCGCGCTGGCCGGAGATGCGATCAACCTTGATCACGATGCTTTTCAGTAGCTCGGCCCAGTCCGACTGCGGATCGCCGAACAGCGCTGCCAGCGCCTGATCCTCGACCATGTCGAGCGCGATCTCCATTCCCTCATCGGTCAGCGGCGTCTTGATCTGGGCGTCGCCGGTGGTGCCCTCGATCTTGGAGGCGACGCCGATCTCCAGCACCAGCGTCATCTCGCGGCGCGTGCCGTAGACATCGGTGGCCTCGACCTCGATGCGGTTGTCGGCATCGGTGAACACCACGATGTAGGGCTTGGCCGCCTCGTTCTGCACCAAGGCTTGGGACAGCGGCGTATTGTCGGAGTCGAACACCCTGTCATCGGCCCACGTCTTGCCACGCAATGCAGCAACCGCCGTCAGCCGGGTGATCATCCGCACAATGCTCATTCGTCCAACACCTTCACCAAGTGCACGTCAGGGCGCCCGCCGGGATCGGCATGGATGAACGTCACGTCATAGGTCTCATTACGCTCGGGAAAGAACACCCGGTCACCCTTTTTCAATTCGCACGCCTCGACCGGCTCGAACCTGATTGACAGTGTCGTGTCCACCGTGGCCTGACGCGAGATCGAGCCGGACGAACCGAAGCCTTCGACGGCGCCGCGCGACTGGTCGTAGATGCCGCGCGCAATCATCTGTTGCCGCGTCGGGTCAGGCACGGCCGCGCGATAGCCGCCGCTCTGCACCGTCATCGGCTTCAGCACCACCGGCTCGCCGAATGCGCGATCAACCTCGTCGTCAACCGGGATGAGATCGGTGGTGACCTTAGCCATGGGAAAGCGTCGCGGTGACGATGGTGACCTGCTTGCCGACCTCAAGTGCGGTGTCGTCGAGTACGATCTCGAAATCGTGGATTTGGTCCGCCGTCACGTCGATGCCGACCGTCATCTCGTCGATGATGATGTTGCCGGAGCCGTCAATGATGGTGCCGATGGCGGCATTGCCGCCGACGGTGACGAATGAGGTTGCTGGCGATGCCAGATGCAGATCGGCTCCAACCAGATAGAAGCTCGGCTTGGTCATTAGCAAGGTGCACAGGATGACCCGGTTGGCGTCACGCAGCTGGATGGCACCGTTGCCGTTGCCGCCGTCAATCGAGTAGAGCACTGCCTGCATGCGCAGCCGCTTCACCGTCATCGAGTATTCCATCTAAACCACCGCCACATGAGGAACGTTGCGCCTGCGATAGGACAGATACATCTGGCCGTAGAGCGTCGCCTGCCAGTAATCGTCCGACGCCGTCGTTGCCGTGTTGCCGCTCTGGGTTTTCTCGTTGCCGGTGCCGACGCGCTCATAGGAGACCATGCGGTCGCGGAAGCGAACGGTCTTGACCCAGATTTTTCCGACCTCGGGATCGGACGGCGTAGAGCCTCCACTGTCCGAGCCGCCCTCGTTGATGATCACACCGCCGGAGGCGATGTTCTGCATGGTGAGAAAATGCGCAGCCGCATACATCGCACCGAGCTTGGCGTCGATTGGCTCCCAGTAGGTGTCAATCCACAGCATGCCCTGATCAAGATAAAACTGGACCTGCTCATCCGACACGTCGGCGAATTCCGGAAAGACCTTCCGAAATTCGTCAACGGTTGGTGGCATCGCCGGATTGATGGTCCGCAGCCCCGGCATGACAGGGTATGTCATGGGTTTATTCTCGCCTGTTGTTCGTCCTCGGCTGCTCTTCTTGCTGCCTGCCGCGCGGCTCTTCCTTGACGCGTTTTTCCGAATGCGGCGCTGTCGTCGGGTTAGGGTTGGTTACCGGCGTCGTAGTTGAGGCGGGCGGCGGCGGCTCGGTGGATTGCGCAGGCATCTCATCCTCCGGCTTCTCCTCCTTTTTCTTGCCTTCCGAACCACCGTGACTGCCGGAGACTTCGAGAGGCTTCGGGTCGCCATGATTCTCCATGGCCTGCTGCAGGTGTTTGAAGTCTGCCTCGGTCATGTTGAACTCTCGCTCTTCACCGCGCTGCAGGATCACCTGCTCGCCGCTCTCGGTGATGAAGCCACGCGGCTGAGCGCCGACGTTCTTGATCTTAGCCATGTTAAGATTCTCCTGTTGAAATGAGGTAGAGCAGAAGACAGGCACCGGCCTATCTCTTAGACGCCGTCGAGGTAGCGGATCGCGGCTGGCATCCTGATCTCGACGCCACCCAAGCGGAAGATGCCGGGAACGTCAAACACCAGCGGCCCGCGCTGCCAGACCGGCAGGAAGCGGTGCGGCATCGGAATCCACATCTTGAGCACCTGCGGATCGCGGCGATAGGCCACCATGCGCGAGATGCCGCCGAGGCCAGCGGTCTCAAGTCCGCGCACGCCGGCCAGCGTGATCGGTCGTCCGGTCTGCACCGTCAGCACGTTGTACTGCTTGATCCAGTCGAGCAGCGTCATCGAGGAGTACGGGATCATCCGCCCGGCCATTCCGACCAGCACCGCCGGTGGAAGCAGGATGGTGTCGGCGTAGTACAGCCAGTTGGTG